TTAATCGTCATCCTCATCGTCAGTTGGATCTATGGATGGGATGATCCCACCATCGCCCACAATCCAATCAGGAAATGTCTTATGTTCAGTCATCAACCAAAAAGCGTGCTCAGGTGTGAATCCTGCTTTTCTAGCTGCTTTGTAGCATTCATGTAATGCGGTGTAATGCTGATCGATCTTTGATAATGGTTCAGGAGATTGGCGAACGACTCGACGATTGATCTTTTTGCGTTTGATAGGTTTTCGTGTGTTCGCCATAATTAAAATTATGACTTACTGATTAGAGTGAACAGATCATCGACACGCTTCTCCAGTCGAGAATTTTGTAATTCCAATCTTGAAACGGTGTCTTTGATCGAGTTGCCACCATTCGGCTTAAGTTCTGCTAGATAGGATTTAATAACCCAGCGCAGACCCAGCAATAAACTTGTTGATACGGCGGATACGCCAACGGCTATACCAACCCATTCGTTGGCTGTCATTTCGCATTAAGTCCATAATCGGCTTCGTTGCCAGAATTAGGATCTAATGCCTTGACAACAGGTGCAACTAATGCACCAGCAAGGATTGCAAACTCTGGACGAATATCAGCAACGATTGCCAACAAGACAGTTATGCCAGAGGCAGCCACAGCTCTTAAATATGACTTAATTGCAGCCTTGTGTTTGTTTGATATTTTCATGCGTTGCCTCCTAGTAGTGGGATGTGAAAAAAGTCTGAGTTTTTATCTTGATCTTTCTTGAAACTAACATGGACATGATGGTTATGAGGATTACCCTTATATTTACGCCAACGCCATCCAAGAATAGGTGAAGCAATTTTTGATTGATGAATTACATAACTGATGCGACCATTGGTTTTCCCGTATGATCGAATTTGATCTGCCAAATATGCTGAAAGCCCTTTGTCATCAGAAAGCCGAGCGTCAATATCAATTGCTCGCACGCATCCATTTGTGTCTGGGTTGTGATCGCTCTTTCGTGCGCTATGTCTAGCATCACCAATCCACCCATCAGATTTGCGAATGCGCTCTGGGAAGGAATCATCGATCTGTTCACGCAACTGCGCAGCTGCTTTACTCAGCCAAGGTTTCAATTTCAACCCATTCTAAATTTGCTTCATCCCAATAATAATTACCATCGGGCTTAGGTGTTGGTGGTTGCCAATCAAAATTATCATCAAGCGACCAAGATGGATATGGTTGAGGTGTAATAAACACATCTGCAATAGGATCATAAGAATAGCCAATACCGCAATATTGTTTGCGTATATTGCCGTTATATGAAGTGCGTTTACAAGTTTGACCTCTGAAATTGCCATACCAAGTTTCAGTATCTAATCCTTGAATTAATTCTGCTTCATCAATACCCACAATAACTTCCGTTACTATATTTTCATTGTCTAAAAATGCGTAATGTGCCATTATGCCCAACTCACATTTCCAGTACCAGCTGTAATTGTAGTAACTTTGTTTGTACCATCTGTCGCAGTAGAACCTGTTAAGCCTGCACCTATTGTAATTGTATAGTTATCGGGATATCTTAAAACTACAATACCAGACCCGCCATTACCGCTCGTTGTACCACCAGCATCTTTACCAGCACCACCGCCACCACCGCCAGTATTAGTAGATCCATTACTTGCTGTAATTTCTGCACCAGCACCACCGCCACCAGAACCTCCAGCTCCTTGAGTTGTATAACCGGGAGCAGCACCACCTCCACCGCCACCACCATAAGTAACACTAGATCCACTTATTGAAGTTGCAACACCATTTCCACCTGCACCAGCACCACCAGTACCTGCTAAAGCGTTATTACCAGTTTGACCAGCACCACCGCCACCAGCACCGCTAACTCTGTTTCCATCCGTTTTGCCACCATCGTAACCTTGATTTGCGGTACCAGTTCCGCCTGGTGTTGTTAAAGTTCCGCCAGATCCATTAGAACCACCACCGCCAGAACCACCATTACTGCCACCGCCATCAAATGCTCCACCACCACCGCCAGTTGAAGTTATTGTGCTGAATGTAGAATTCACACCATTAGAACCGTAGGCATTTGTAGTTTTACCAGCACCACCACCGCCAACAGTAACAGTGTAATTTGTTGCCTTACTTAATGATAATGCGCTTTCTAAAGTTCCACCACCGCCAGTAGCTGTAACTGTGCAACGCAATCCACCAGCACCACCGCCACCACCATAAGCTCGACCACCACCTCCACCACCTGCAACAACTAAATAATCAACAGTTAATGGTGGAACAAAAAAAGTATTAAATCCAACTCCCTTTAATGGACTCATTATGCAGTTATATCTCCAATTAAAATCCATTCATTAGTTCCCTTTTTCCAAAGAGAAGCACCTGAATATTGACCTGTTAATTTTAATTTTGATGCGGATGATCTAATCGTCACACCACTACCGGCAACAATTGTAGTTTGTCCAGCACCATATTGGATGACATCAATTCTGGAATTGATTGGAAATGCAACATCGCCATTTGGTGGTACAGTTAAATTATTTGCTGTTGCCTTATTCATTGTAATCATTTTGCCAGCATCAGTTAAAACCAACGTGTAACTATCGGTTTGGGTATTTTCAACTGCTTGATTTCCGACAGAATAATCAAATGACACAGTTACTGCTCCAGTTGTACCGCCTCCTGATAAACCAGTTCCGGCAGTTACCTCTGTTATGTCACCAACATCATTTGTTACCCAAACAAAATCCATGTCGGTGTTTGAATTCTTTGCTAATATCTGACCAGTTGTGCCACCTTCAAGATCTTGCATAGAAGTATCAATTGCTTGACCAAGTGTGCGGATAGCAGCTGCGCCATCCTTAACCAGATCGGTGTCGTCCGGTGTTTCCCATCCAAAATAAGTTGTGTTTGCCATATTAGGCTACTGCTCCAATCGCATTTTCCCATGTTAGTGTACCACTTAGAGTGTTCCAAGCCTCTGAGGCTGATACTTGATCCCATTGAACTGCAACTTGGGAAAACTCGATCGGGCTCAGATTTATGGTTAAGAATAATTCGTTGAATCTAGTGCTCCAACGCCAGCCTTCAACATAACCCTCAAACTGTAAAGTTGGGGCTATCTGGACAGGCAAGTCTGTTATTCGCATTGGCTGACCCACAAAAATGCCAAGCAAAGCATCTCGGTCTGCATCATCAATGGCTGAGTTAGTCAATGGAAATGTAATGCTGTCGAATAAGGCTCTCGGATAGGATCTTAAAGATATAAACCGATTAGCCACAGCTTGTGCATCGGTGGCATCGTGTAAGACTGTATTGATCGTTTCGCCTCGGTAACCAAATACCTCAATACTGTCCAAATCAATTGCGCTTACTTGTGAACCAAAGTTGTTTCCGTAATTTAGGAATACATCATTTCGGACATCTGCGCCCCTAGTCAAAACCTTTAATCCTGCTCCAAAGGCTGTGTTTGCTGAAATCTCTGTGTAACCATTATTGGCAAGATAATTCTGCCTGTGAACAGCATCGGCATACCCAATGCGACCTTCATTATCCTCATACAAGACACCAAATGCGCTGTCAGCAATAAGGCTTGCAATGTTATAGACAGTATCAGGATTAGCACCTCGGTTTGAAATTTCATAAACTCCTGGTCGATCAATTTCCCCAAGTCCTAAGTTTTCAGCATTTGCCCAAGTAACTGTTGGGTCATATCCTGACCATGTTTCAGCTGCTGGCACTTCATTCCAATTGTTCAAGAATAGATCAGCAAGCAATTCAAACATCTGGTCGCCATCATCATCTCTAGCCAATGTGCCGTCATAAATAACCTTTGGCAGTTTAGCCAATGAACCTAGAGCAAGAATGGTATAAGTGAAGGTTTCTGCAACGCTACTAGCTGATGCAACCTCGGTAGTAATGTCTGTAATGTTGCCACCAAATAAAGTCCTAAAAACATTGGTGCTGTCTTTAACCTGTAATGCTATTCCGTCATTAATTTGAAAATTGTAGTTTTCATTATTCAAAGCCACTAATGCGATTTGAATATAAGATGGAGTTGGTTGTGCGTAAATATCCTCACGCCCTGCTTGATGAGCAATATCAGAAATGGCAACATCGGTGTATTCAACACCATTGATGCTTAACTTATATTCAGGCGTAAAGACTGACATTATCTCGCTCTAGTAATGCCGCTGTTGTAAAGTTGTGGAACTGATCTTGATGAACTTTGATTTATCACCTTAGTAACTGCTCTTGCAGCACCCTCGGAATCTACGGCTTGAACTGTAATGTTATTAACTACAGTTGGTTGTGTTTTAGAAGTGGCGGTTGAAATAGTTGGAAGTCCTCGTTCGTCACTTCGATAACTTGAGGTTGAGGCTGTGGCAGTTCCAATGTTGCTGACATAACCTATATCTCCTCCGGGTTTAATTAAATTGATGCCTCTAATAATTAAATTGATTTGATTGATTACACCATTCAAAATCTCTTTAATAATACTGCCAACATTACTCAATACATCAATTAAAATACTGATTTGTGATACTGCAATTTTAATGCCTTCAACTAATACTGTTCCAAAAATAGGTGCAAGGGCTTTAGCAATATCAATAAAATCTTGCAACCCTTCTTTGTTTTCATCAACTGTTTTTCTAATTTCATCAAAAGCCACTTTCATTGCATCGAATACCGGTATGGCAACAGATCTGATTATGGATATAACCTGTGACATCGATCCACCAAATCCATTTTCACCAGCGAAAGCATCACGCATTCTGTCAAATAAAGGAATTATGAAAGTAGTTATATATCCAAGCAAGGTTTCAAGAATTGGCAACAAAGCGTACCCGATAGTTTCTTTTGTTTCTTCAAATGCTTGTTTTAATCTATCAAGTCTGCCTTGGAATGTTTCAGCATTTGCAGCTGCTGCGCCACCATAAAGATTGCTCAACGCCTTGGTGGTTTCAGTAAAATCCATAGCCTTTAGATCTGCTGCACTTAAACCAATTCCTAATCTTGCAAGTCTTGTGTCTTGTCCTTCATAGGATTTTGATAATGCTTCAACAATAGTATTGAGATCTTTACCGCTTCCTTTGGATATATCTAAAGCCAAATTTAGTAAAGATTGAGATTTGTTAACATCCTTTGTCGTGACAGATAATCTCTGAAAAGCGTTTCTCAAGTCATTGTCTGCAACTCCAGTTGCAAGTTGTGTTTTAGATATGTAATCCTCTGTGGCTGCAATTTGCTCATTAGTTGCACCGGTTGCTGCTTGCAATGCATTTGCTAACCTTAATTGAGCCTGTTCATCCTCTATTGCTGATTTGACGCCATCAACAGCTAGTTTGCCAGCATAAACCAATGCAGCAGCAGCAGCGACAGCAAATGCAGCAGCAGCCTTTTTGCCAAAGTCAGCAATCTTGCTGGAATTATTTTCAACTGCTTTATCAGCTTCGCCAAGTTTCTTTTTTAAGTCATCAACATCGGCAAGGATTGATAATTTTAATGTGCGACTACCAACAGCCATTAGACCCATTCCTTAATAATGCGATTAAAAGCCTGTTCCCATTTGTTTATTAATTCAGGCTGAATTCTGCGAAGCGTTGGATAGATAAACCAACCTCTTGAACCTCTGCCTTGCCGTCCTGAATATGCAGGGAACTGCTTAAACTTATTAGATCCAAACTCAACACCACCCCATAGGGTTTGCGTTGTAGCCCCACCTGAAAACTTTTGTCGTGCGAAACCATAACGGAACTCACCAATTTTGCTGGACTTTGAAATGCTAACGCCATCCGCAACTCTTTGCGCAACCTTGCCAGATTTTTCTCTGCCTCTAGCTGCTGACTTAATTTCCTCTGATGCAAAATACGCCAAAGCAGCAGATTGACTTCTTGCTTCCTCTGTTGCTTGGTCGTCCATAAGTCTAAAAGCCTTGTAAATATCACGCAGATCGTTTTTATTGTATGCAATGGTTTCTTTAGCCATTCCTTGCCTCCAATATCTCGATCGCTGTTAATATATCCTCTGCATCAACCCATTCACTCATTGGAATATGTGTGGCAATTGCCAACTCAACCAATAATCTGTTTAGGCTTCCTGCTTTGTGGCTTTTGGGTCTGCATCACCAACAACGACATCGGCTACTGTTTCCATCCAAATATCCATTGGTTTGATGGGTTTACTTCCGGCGACTTCACGCTTATGAGCATGATAAGCCAAAAACATAAGATCCCAAATGCCCAACTTTTCGGATGCCTGACCAATGATGTTTCCTGTCTGCTTTTCCCATTTTGCCCACTCAGGCGGTTGCGCTACATAAGTAACTTGCTCGCCTGAGTTATATTCAATTGTGATTGGTAATTTCATTTGTTTGCTCCCGTTTTGTTTTTTAACTAAAGGTTTCGGTTACTGCACCCTTAGATACTGTAAAGGTAAATGATACTGTCTGAGCATCAATTCCTGATCCACCAGCAGTTGGAAACTCTGGCTTTACTGGGAACACAAATTGCGCTCCTGATGCAGCTGTAAGTGTCATGCTGATGTCTGTGTCGGGTGCAGTTTCAGCAGCAGCCCATAGAGCCTCACAAACTGAGTTTGCCTTGCCCCAGTCAGCCAACATATCCAATTGGAATGTTCCTGAAATGTTTGTGGTCTTGTAAGCCTCACCTTCCATAGTCTGATAAACCTGACGCTCATTGACTTTGGTGAGAACTGCGTTTGTCGCTTGTGCTTGAATATCTGTTCCACCTGTGAAAGATAAACCAACATCACGACCGGTAATTACGACTGTTGCCATGATTTCTCCTTATATTGTTTGTGTGTAGTAGGTAGATACTCGAACATCTGCGATAAGCAGCGTTGATGCACCAACTTGAGTAACTGTCGGTCTTTCAACCGAGCTGACAATGTATCCAACCGGAATGACTGCCAGAACACTTATGATTAATTGCTCGATATTGTCGAGCGATGCCGGATTGCTGTTATATGCAACGGCAACTGATATTGTAAAATTGATTTTGGCTCTTACATTGGTTTTGCTTATTGTTTCGAATTCTAAATATGGTGAATCAGGCACAACCACCACAGCTGGTGGAATTACTGTTTCAGGAACAAATGAATAAACATTTCCAGCGACAACTGATAAAGCGGTTGCTAAAGGTGTCCGGATCTGTTGAAGGATGGTTTCATTAGGCATTTAAAGAGCCATGCTTTCGGTGTCAATATATGAACCCAACAAACCAACGCACTTATTGAAAAGTGATCGACCCATTCTAAATGGTGTTGGTGAAAAATCGACACCTTCTATTTGTCCTCCACCGGCAAGTCTTGCTTGAAAGACTTCGACTGAAACTGTATAGACGGCTGACTGAACAGCTGCGTTTCCAACATAAGTTGATGCGCCAGAAAGGGTAGCAACTCCGGATGGGATGACATTAGCCTCGAGTATATCGGCATTAGTGATCGATTGCGAAAAGGTATATTGTCCAAGATTGTCTGCCAGCACAACTCTTGTTCCGTTGTAAGGTGATCCGCATCCTGTGATGACAACTGATTGCCCTTCGGTAAATTCATGAATTCCTAATGTGGTAAATGTAGCAACATTGTCTGACAATGAAGTTGCTTGAATTGGTGCTTTGAATGTAACAAGCATTGGCAGAATAACAGTTTCTGCTGTGTCAATAATTTGG